CTTCCAACAGCATGTGTGTAGGATTGTCTGTATCAGCCAACCCTTGAAGGGAGAAGGTTGTTCTTAAGAACGGCCAGTCTCGCTGGCTAATCAGATCAAAATAGGCTTCCCTGACAATGGTAGCCACCTGTGCACTCTCAACAGTGTCATCAATGGAGTTTACATTGTCGCTATCCATAGCTGACATTACATCTTGCACCATATCTAAGAGGGATAATTTCATCTCTATTCCTTAAGCGTAGAACGGAGGCTTTCTATTGAGAGTTCCAATAGAGTCTATTTGATACTTTATATCAACAGTGTGTATGAACACCTTACCACCACCACCAAACGTGGGCTGTGTAGGACATGTCACTTTAGCCATGATGAGGCCATCCGGTTCTAACAGTCTGCTATCAATTTGGTTTCCGTTAGGTGAAACACTACTGAGTTGGTAATCCTCTACACGGTGCCTATATTGAGGAGTTGTAGCTAAACTCACTGTGTTGTAGGGGGGAGTAGAGAACGCAAAATTCGGGCCAAAAATAGCTTGGTTATGAGATTTGGCGTAACATGCTTCAAACGTAAAGATGATGCTTCCAGAGATGGAAGTGGCATCATTATGACTCCAATGGACCTGTGTCCATATGTCACTATTTATTTTGTAGTCGTGTGGAATATGCCATGCGATGAACACTTCGTCGCCAACGTCAAAAGCATATTGCCAGATATCCCCTTTATAGGCTACCAAGGTAGGGGTAGTTGCCCCACTAGGTCTGGATACAAGAGAGCCACTAATCTCACTCCACACAGCAACACCAAAGTTAGCGCCATTGGCCCCGTTTGATGTAATCACCTTACCTGCGGTGAGTGCTGGTGCGTCAATTGTTTCTAGCGGGGAAATCTTTTTCCATTCACCACTAGTTGAACCATTGGCTACATACACCTTCCCTGCATCAGCAGACTCAACGCCTTTAGGCTCATGTAGATTTGCTCCAGATAAATCTTTGTGTTGTACATTAGGCATAACTTTCCTTAAAAAAGGGGTGAGGGATTGCTCCCCCACCCTTAGAGGTTACACGTAAGTGACAGACAGTGTGCCCTTGCCTTTAGTCCAGTTGGCCGTAGCATTCTTCAGGTCAACCGAGCCAGCAGCAGCAAAGGTGTACATCCGAGAAGCAGAAGTATCTGTACCACCGAACATAAGTGCACCATCACCCACCAACACTGCACCTGCGATCATGTTTGCCTTAGCACCGAGGGTAGCTGTGATGAAGCCACTAGGCGTTGCAGCAACACCAACGGTAAAGGTGCTTGCACCTGAGGATTCCCACGTTTCTTCGCAAGCAAACCGCACATCAATGACCTTAGCACCAGCAGGAACGGCAATCTTAACGACTCCCGCTGTGGTGCCTTGGTTCATATCAACATAGTCAATAGTTACAGAGGCAGACTTAGGTTTACCTGTACCTTGACTATACTTGTCTGTGGCACCCTCTTGCGCGTTTTCGTTAGTACCGAAACCGACTTGAAGGCCGTCGTTATTAAGCCACACATTACGGCGATGTCCAATCTTAGCCATTATCTATTCTCCTTTAAGCAACGGTGTTGGGTGTAAGAGCAACAACCAACGACTCAGGACGATAGAGCTTGAGGCCAAACCGAGCATTCATAACATACTCATCCCTGCGGAGGTCTTTGTTACGGTCATACTCGACACGAGGTTCTTGCCGCCATGCGCCCACGAACGGGGTTTCATCCATTCCGCCCAAAGAGCAGAAGAAGTTCTGAACAAAACCAGTTGTATTAACATCAGCGCCACTAAGGTTAGTGTTCTCGTCCGTCTTTGTGGCTGACAGGTAGTTAGACACGTAAACGTCAAAACCGTAGATGTTCTTAATGAACGACATGCCGGTAACGTCATTTACAAAACCTGTGTTAATCAGACCATCAAAGCGGGGGTTGTTACTAACATTCACGATGTTGGTAGTTACGTTGAGGATGTATTCTTGCGAAGGATCAACAACGGCATATCGTGCGCCTGTGGTGCTTGCCTTGTCCAGAGCAAACTTAGCTTTAGCAAAATCACCAAAACCAAGATTACCTGTGGTGGTGTCGCTGCCAACGAAGCGATGGTCCGCGTCATTGATCTGGTTCTTATCACCGATTGTTTGGCTACCACACAGTGCGAAAATGGATGTCTCCAAGTTCTCTTCCAGTGCACGCCGCATTTTCGGAATGAACGAAGCAATAAGTTGATTCGAGTAGAACGAATCTTGCTTCGCTTTATCCGTGATGTATGTCGCTGCTTCGACGTAACGGTCAATGAGGAGTTGGAACTCACCAGTGTCCATCGCATCGTAAATGACCGGAGTCAGTTCAGCAGTCTCACGCATCGGAATCTCACCAATCGAAGGGATTGTGAGGGTGTTCCCGTCAGGGAAGTTAGAAAGCCAACGCACATACTTGGTGCCTTGCAGACGATCTTTAAGAATTTCCTTAAGCTGATCAGACCACAGTTCGGCACGTACGAGATGTTCATTGACTGTATTATAGTCAAAACCCATTTTAGTACTCCTTATCGTTTTCCGTAATAGAGGTCAGGATTTCTCCTAACCAAATTGTCCATCTCCATCTGGAAGTCCTGACTGTAGTATTTACCGGGATTTGTTTGACGAATGTTGTCATAATATTCCTTCGTACCAGAGGTGGTTTTTCGATTTCCACCCGTAGTTGAAGAGTAAGGTACATTCGTGTTTACACCACCCATATCCACGCCAGTAGATGCTGGTTTAGCACCACCAGTGAAAATAGACACAAATTTAATTGGATCAACAGCAGCTAGGTCCATATACACTTTGTTGAGTTCCGGGGTAATTGCCACCTCAGCATATTTTGCAGATGCTTTTTCCCCAAAGTTCTCTTTCATAAGTGCGTCTGCTTTGAGCAGATTTGCATGACGTTGCTTTTGCGTTTCCAATCCTGTTACGGTAGCTTCAACCAACTTGGTAAGATCAGCCACATCTACGCCCTTACTGGGCGGACTCTGATGGTCGTCAGAGGACGTGGAATGTTGTTGTTGCAACCGTTCCAAAACATCATCAACCGTCTTAGCTGCTGTCACCTTCTCTTTCAACTCTCGGTTTTCAGCCTTAAGTTGTTCGATGAAAGAGTCAGCATTAATATAAGCTTTTGCTAATTCGTCTTGTGTTTTGTACTTCTTACCCTCTCCTACAAGGGCAGCTACAATGTCGGATTGCTCCTGAGTAGCAGTGTTGGTCTGCACTGCCTGAACCGCAGCCTGTTCAGTAGTTGATGCTTCAGCTTGGTCAGCTGTAAAAATGGTAGTATTGGTCATACTGTTCCTTTATGTTAATACCTCATATGTATATATAACAAAAAACAGCCATTTTGTCTAATGACTTTTTAAATATATTTTGCTGATTCTGGTAGCATATTCATAACTTCTTGATATGCTTCACGTTTTCCTGCTTGGTACACTAATAGTGCATAATGGTTAGTAATATTAAAATCTTCAGGTTTTACACTATTGTTTGAACTTATTGATTCTTCCAGACTCTTATACAGTGGACGAAGTACATATCCAGAGTTTTCCCAAGTCTTAACCCACTCTTCTTTGGAACAATCTTCAGGCTTATGTTTACTGAGAGCGATTTTCATTTACATTCCTTCCGGTGGTGTCTGGTCAACACTACTGGGGTCAGGCGGTCCCTCTACAGGTACTTGTCCTTCTACAGCCATATCTTCCTGAGATTGGTTAATAATACGCTGTGTTTCAGCCTGTTCCGCTACAGCCACATTGTCCTGCACAATACGCCAGTTGGCCCATCCCAAGTTCTCCTCAAGAGCTTTGGCTACAGCCTTCCCGCTAATGTGCGGAGCAACCGTGGGAATGGATTGGATGGTCTGCAAGGTCATGTTCAGTTCTTGGACAAACTTGGCTTGTTCAGCAAAGTGCCTTGCTCCCATAGCGTAAAGCTTGCCCTTACCAACCAAGTCATCTTTGGTCACTTCAATAAACACTTCATGCCCAAACTTAGGGTCAATGGTCTTAATCTGTTCAACTGCCCCGAAGTTTCTCCTACTCTCTTCAAGCATGGAGTTCAGAAGAGGTTCAAGGATGTTCTTCTCAAACCAGTATACCTTGCTCTGGAAGATGCGTCCAGCAGCATTCTCAAGGGACTGGACCTCATACGCTGTTTTCTCACCCGGAGTGCGAATACCCATAGCTTGCTTAGGGGCACCTGCCAACTCCTCCATACGATTCATCAATTCCTGAATCTGCATGTCAGCCTGAAGTGCGGAGGCTTCGGGACGCATAAACTCCACATCCCCCTCATCACCGCAGAATATCTCCTCTCCGGGGCCATACTCAAACTCCTCAACCGTAATGCCCTTAATCTTAATCACCGGATAGGCAATGACATCAAATACGTCAGCCTTAAGGTTCTCAAGATGGTCAATGCGGTATTGCATACCGATGAGTTGGTCAAGCGGTCCTTGTGCCCAAAGGTTGTCAGGGCGAAGTCTCCAACCACAGTGGAAGAAGGGTTTCTTACCCAACCAACTCTTGTTAGGCGCGTTCCTAAGAACCCACTTACGGTCAGCAATCGTAATTACGACATCACGCATAATCGTCTGCTTGTCAGCGTCCCACACATCGCCCCAAAACTCAATGAGTTCCACCATATTACTTGTCATATACTCTTCAAAGCTGCCAAAGCCATCAATGAGGAGGCCATCATTCTTAAATGTTTCAGGATGACTTCTGTAGTTGGCACGAAGGTCAAGGCAGTTCTGGAGCATCGCTTTGTTATATCCAAGGGTGGGGTTGGTTTCCACATCATCCATCAAGTCACCCAAGCTCTTTACAATACGCCGAATGAACGGACTCTTGTCAAAAGAGGTAGCAAGGGGATTCATCACAACGTCCATAGGGTTCACCCTGAACGCACGAGGACCAGTGTAGATGTTGGTGCTCTCGTTAGTGGACGGGTCTGTTTTAGTCTCATTGACAAAGCTGTGTCCAACAAATACATTACCCAAGTCAATGTAGTCATACACCAGTTGGGATACGAGAAGTTGAAAATTAGATGCCTTCAGTTTCTCGCGCATGTAGTTGACAATGGCGGTCCGCTTCTTCGTAATGTCCTCAGTCTTTTCTCCACTTTCCCACTTAAACCAGTTTTCACTAGGAAACAATGCGGCCATGTAGTTAGCATGGAGGTTATCCCGTATTTGGGTCAATTTGGGTGTAACTGTGGAGTTTTTCCACGGAAGTTTCCTATTAGAGGTCTTGCTCGTGTCTGTAGCAAACAGAAACTCCCGCAACTCTGTGTGCTCTTCTCTCCACGGAGTGCGAGCAGAGTCCCACTTGGTCCACATATCTACGATTGTAGAGGCAAGTTGTTCAGGCTCCCATTTACTAACTTCAATATTATCGTGCATACTTACTCCTTAAGAGACAGCCACACCGCCAAAGCGATTGCTATAAATTACAGTTTTATCTCGTTTGTTTTTCCACTTAGTACGCCCCATTGGGGCTTTAGCTATTTCAACAACACTGGCTAGAGCATCCTTAAGGTCATCATGATCTGGCTTGCTCATCATCAACTCTTCTTCTAGGGTTTGGCAGTTACCTCCCTTATAGTGCCAAATCATCTTGTTGTTGTAGCGAGGTTCTAATATTGTAGCTATACGTTCCTCCTTATTCATACCACGAGGAGGATTATACTCTTCAATTGAGAACACTACGTCTTGCTGCCTCATATACTCCCTAAACTGGGTGACAATGACGCGCTGTGCTGCAACAACTTCTGCTCTAAGTTTCTTAAACTTCCACTTCTTGTACATCTTCTCCACGCGGTCATACATCATAGAGATTCTATCTGTCTTAAACCTGTCTATGTCCAGAACGTAGATGTTATTTTCTTCATCCACTCCAACTACAACAATGGCAGTGAAGTCGCTGTTAGCACCAACTGTAAACGCAAAGTCAATGGCTGCATATACGTTCAAGTCCTTCTCACCAAAATACCATACGCCACTTACATTATCCACCTTGTCCCTATCGAACCACTGGAAGTTCCCTTTGTCCATATACTGCGTCTCTACAGCGTTGGGGTCGTTGTAATATTGTGCAAAGAACTGTGTTACGTCTAGGTATTTAGCTTTCTTCCTAGCCAACTCCCTTTCGTCAAACCCAAAGCTCTTCCCGTCTTTACGACGCTGCTTGGGCCACAGAAACTCTCCATTATTCTCCACTTCCCTCTCAAACACTTCATACACAGCAAGTTCTACATCCTCTTCCAGAACATCATCGTAATAGGCTTCAGTCATCTCCATCAAGTCCTGATAGAGGTCACGGGGATGGTAGCGTGTACCAACAACCCACTCCTTGGCTCCTGTGGTTTGCACTGAAGAAAGTTGTGAGTAGGTTGCCCTCACCTGTTCCCTACCACTTGCCGTATACGCATTGCCGGGAACAACCACATCGTCCATTATTGCCACTTGACAATGCAGCCCTGTCATGTTAGCCGTAAGACCACAAGCCTTGATTGTGGCATCACGCACACCCTCTTGCTTGCGCTTGGGATGGTCTACACATATCTCATCTACAGACCATCTCTCTCGCTTGTTCTCATTCTCATTCACCATTTCAGGCCAATAAAACCTATAGATGTCACTGGTGAAGATGTCTTTGATGGCCTTGAGTTGTTTTTCTGCCAAGTCAGCAGTGGCACTGACATACAATATGGTTGTGTCGGGATACTTGGTTATCCACCAAGCGGCCCTATACGCAATCATTGCACTCTTCTGGTGGTCACGTGGAAGCAACACTAGCTGGTTATCCTTAGCGTCGTCACGCATCCACCATAGGCACAGTTCCTCGTGTATGGCTCCCAACACACGATGCGGAGCTACCAACCTAATAAACGTCAGTAGGTCGTTCTCCGCAAGCAGCCGTATTTGTTCCTTAGAGGTCACTTTTTCTCTTGTTTAATCACCAGCCGTGACCAGTCCCCGTCAGGACATGCGTCC